TCTTTGGCTTTTTCTTTGCCTCTGTCTCTCCCTCTGTCTCTCCCTCTGTCTCTGTCTCTGTCTCTGTCTCTGTTCTAGCATCTTGATAGCAGTATGCTAGCACTTCACTAGCAATAGAAAATAAACCCTTATCTATCAATGGTTTAAGACCAGCAGTTACATCCTTTTCTGACCATCTGAGCCGAAAAGCGATTTCTTCTATAGACCCATCAAAAATGCCATCCTTTGATTCGCTTGCTAGCAGCCAAAGCATAGGTGCTAGTGCTTTGCTAGCAATAGGCAAGCGAGAAAAATCTCGGTCATCTAACAATGTTTTATGTAATTTCACCCAGGGTGGATTTCGGTCTTTATAGTGCTGAAATGATTTCCAGCTTTTAGGAATTAGCTTCATCGCTAGCCCCTTCAACTGGATTATTTTTGTTGTATTCCGCTGCTTCTATCAATTCTTTAGCATTTTTTACTACAGCCCTAAATTGACCAATTGTCAGCATTACTATTTGGGGTTCTGAGTGCATCAGATCGCCAGTAGATTTAAAACAAATAAATCCTGTCGAGCCTGGATATACTTCAATACCATCATGCGATGGAAACTCTAGCATTGGGTTTTCCTTTTTTCCAAAAGTTATATAAGCATCAGCTTGGTTGCCACTCAAAATCCTCTGAGTAGTGGCAATAATCTTACTACAATTTCTAATCTATGATAGTTATTTTTATAGTGGTTTTCCCTGACTTAATAACATTACCCCGATAAACATGCTCGATGTCGATCTGGGAGTCATCATCAAATAAACCAGCTTGTACCAGGGCATCTTCCAGTGCCTTTACCCGATTGCTCAAATCTTGCCGCAGCTTTGTTTTAAAGTGCAAAGTGATGGTCAATTCCAACCTGGCATTACCAAATCTAATTGGGAACTGGCTCACTATATGAGCGACATCTTTTTTAAACTGGACACCTTTAGCACCGACAAATCTTCTATGACCATTGAACTGGTAATAACTGTTGATTGTGGGTGGTAGTGGAAACTCTAAAAAAAATGTTTGCATTGCTGCGGATTATAATATATTATAGAAAACAGTAGTACAAATTATTCACGAAAGGATAAAAAATGTTTAGCAAAGAAAGATATTACGAGCCTGAAGATGATGATGATTCTGACCGCATTGCGGATCGGGTCGCAGAACTCATGAAGGAAGATTACAACCCGAATGAATATTCTCATTTTTCTGAAGGCATCAGCGAAGCGAATGAAAAAGATCGGGCAGTTGTGGAAGAAATGCTACAGCAGCCAGAGATCGACTATGCAGCACTAGGTCGAAAGTTGTATTGCATGGCTTATGAATATATGGAATCTATAGCAGAAAGTCATGCAGCAGATAATTTAGCAAGCGGTTATTTAGATTAATCATCCAAGAAAGGTAGCAATCATGAGTACTATTTACAAAAAACTTAATGCAGCAAGAAAAGAATTTCACCTCTTAAAGTTAAAAAAATCGGGTCGCAATGACTTTGCCAAGTACAACTATTTTGAACTTGCCGACTTTTTAATTCCAGCCCTGAGTGTATTTGAAAACAATGGTCTTTGCGGAATTGTCAGCTTTAATGCTGAACAAGCAAAAATGGCTATTGTTGACATTGAATCAGGGGACAAAATTGAAATTGAAAGCCCTATGGGATCAGCCAATTTAAAAGGCTGCCATGAAGTGCAAAACATTGGTGCGGTGGAAACTTACCAAAGAAGATACCTTTGGATGGCAGCCCTGGAGATTGTTGAGCATGATGCCATTGATGCCACTACTGGTGCAGAGCCGCCAAGCATTGACCCTTATGTAAAACAAATCATGGCTGCATTAAGCGAGGATGCTTTGAAAAAGGTATATATTGCTGCGGTTAAGACTTTGGGTGAGTTGCCAGAACTGGTTAAAGCCAAAGACATTCGTAAAGCTGAGTTATTGGGAGCGCAGTCATGATTATTCAGGATGCAATCCATGTTGAGCAGGGTACAGATGAATGGAAAAAGCTGCGCCTGGGTTATGTATCCGCATCGAATCTGGATGCGGTCATGGCTAAAGGTAAAGCTGGTGCTGAGTCTGTTACCAGGGAGAAGTACAAAACCCGCCTGGCAATTGAAAGACTTACTGGCGAAATCGGTGAGTCATTTTCAAACTCCAGTATGGAATGGGGGGTTGAAACTGAAGAAAAAGCTGCTATGGCTTATGAAGTTTCATGTGAAACATTGTTGGATAAAACTGGTTTTTGGAAACATTCAACCATTCCCTGGGTAGGTTGTAGTCCTGATCGGATTGTTAGCCAGGAAGGTGGGGTTGAAATTAAATGTCCTGACAGCCATACCCATGTAAAGTACTGGAGAGCAAAACAAGTACCTACAGAGTATGTAAAACAGGTACAAGGGCAGATCTGGGTCATGGATTGGGAATGGTGCGACTTTGTATCATTCGATCCTAGAATGCCTGAAAAGAGTCGTTTATTGATTGTTCGTGCTTATCGGGATGAAGAATTAATAAAGACAATGCAGGAAGAAACAGAGAAGTTTTTAGAAGAAGTTGACAAATTAATCATTGAATTAGGATAAATAATTATGACAAAAGAAAAATTACCATTACAAAGAGCAAGAGAAGCTGAATCTAAACTTGAAGCATGCGAACTTGCAAATTCTTTGCTTAAAGAAAAAATCCAAGATTTAAAAAGCGAGTTATTAACATTAAATGAACTTTTGGGTCAAGCTAGAAAAGACAATAAAGAATTAGAAAGATTAAAGTCTAAATTGGCTGGTTATAAAAAAGTTATTCAATTTATTGTTGGAATTGAAAATGGTGATGTGTTGACAAGCGAGGTTAAATAATCATGGCATCAGTAAACAAAGTAATAGTAATGGGCAATATCGGCAAAGATCCAGAGCAGCGGTCTTTTCCAGATGGCAGCCCTGTGACCAACATTTCAGTAGCCTGCACCGAGAAGTACAAGGACAAGCAAGGTGAGCAAAAAGAAGTGACTGAATGGGTCAATGTAGTCTTTTTTGGAAAACTAGCTGAGATCGCTGGACAGTACCTTGCTAAAGGCAGTGCGGTCTATGTTGAAGGTAAACTAAAAACAGAAAAGTACACCGACAAAAATGGTATTGAGCGCTGGACTACAAAAGTAGTGGCAAACAATATGCAGATGATTGGTGGAAAGCCTGGTGAGCAAACTTCTAGGGCAGCACCAACACCACCTGATTTAAATAAATTGGATGAGGATATTCCTTTTTAATTTAAAATGGGTTTGAGTCTATGAAGATTGGCTCAAACTACCCTCTTTGGGGCTGTCATTCAGGGCTTACATCCCTAAAATCTGTATTCTGGTGCAATGCCAGTACCTTTCGTGGTTTGACAGCCCCACCCTTTTTGCTTAAAAGCAACAAATAAAAATAATGTTTGACCCTGTAATACATCTATGTAATACTTCTTATGTAGTCTGATTAACCACGAAAGGAAATCAAAATGAGTCAAGCAAGTGATATGTACGGATGTGAACCCGATGCTTTTTTAGCTAGTATTCGGGATTCTTTAAGTTACAAGTTTTCTGGTGCTTTGATGTGCGCTGCCAGCATTATGAGCGATGCCCAGGAAGAAATTGCTGCTGGTATGGATGAGCGAGCCAGACAGTCTTTGAACCAAGCCAAATTAATTATCTTTGAAGTAATGGATGGCAATTTAGTTGGATCAATCCCAAGGGGTCAATCATGAAAATAGTTGAAGTTTATTTAGATGCAGAAAGATACAACCCCAGGGTTAAAGCAATGATTCCTGGTTACTGGATGGCTGTAAATGCGAATGGCGATGAGTATGCGGTTTGCCCAGATTATGCTGCTTCCAGTGCTGACCAAGTTTTTGCAATGATTAATGAATCACAATCAAGATTAGGAAACTAAAATGTTTTATGACAAATTTAATATCCCATTATGGGTTGAAGCGGTTGCTGTGATAGTTATGGGTGTAGTTTTTGGTTGTATGTTTGCTTTATCAATTTAAAGGGTATTTATGAATAACCAATATATTTGGACTAAGCCAGGCACTGACATTACCATTAGGTGGCGCAATCAATATGGTTGGACACCACCATCTGAACTTCAGGAATACCGAGATAAATGGAAATATTACCAGGAGTTGCCACTAAGAAATTTGGATGACAATGCCAAGTTGATGTATGAACAAGTCATGAAAAAAGCCAAAGTAGCGAGAATTAAATGAGTCCAGATGAATGTTTTGCCTTTGCGGGTATTGTCATTATGGGTTGTATAGTAGTTGTAATTATTCACTTTAAGGACAGATAAAATGAAAAATGAAATTAGTCAACAGATCATTGATCTTAAAAAATTATTAAACCAGTTGGAAGTGCTAAATGCCAATCCTCAAATTGCTGGTCGAAAACAGTTGTATGACACTGCAATTTCAATGGATGTATTAATTCAAAACATTATTTTTAATACAGCCGATTATGCAAACTAACTGGGCAGACAAAGTAGCGATTGCAGCAATAGCTATCGCAGCAGTAATATTGATGTCAGCTATACGAATTGCAATTAGACTAGGGGGTTGGTAATGCCAATTAAATCTAAATTTTGGTACATATTGCAGCAAGAAATTGCTGCTAGGAAAGTAAAGAAATGATTATGGATCTGCTAATTGGATTTTTAATAACCACTGGGATCATATTTTGGGCAGTTATGATTTATATTTTGACCATTATTTATTTGGAAAAAAAATAAACCTAAGATTTTCCAGTAATTTTTTTAATTTTTATTTCCATTTCATAATCTTCTCTGCACCAGGTATCGCAAAACTTTCGATCTGGTAATGGTGCATTGCAAGATAAACAAAAACCAGTGGTTTTTAATGGTTTATGGCTTCTAATTTCCTTGATAGCCATTTCTCGATGTAATGCTTCAGTATCAGAAGCATCATCATAAATATCAGACATAAGCCCTAGTTCCCGCTTTGTCAATAATAAGAGCCTGGTGGCGGGGCTTATCATCTGGGTGGCTTGGTACTGAAATATGAGTCCAGCGATCAAATTCCCTAATTACCTGGTCATATCCTATTTCAGAAGCGATTACCGCTTTGACTACTTCATCTGGAGTCATCCCTGGTACTCGAATATCTGCAGCGCAGCCGATCCGATGTTGGCTAGTATCTTTGCTTCCAACCGCATCATTGACCTGCTTGCATCTAAAGGCGCTGTTGACCATTATTGGCTTACCGCCTAGGGTAGCCTTAACCACCTCTAAAAAAGCTGCCAGGCGGCTTAAATTAGCCATTTCTGAGTCATTTGGAGTGTTATCGAACTCTCTATGGTCAGTATGGGTTAATTCTTCCAAACTAAAGTTTTCACTCAGTTGACTCATCTTGATCCTCTTTTCCTATTTTAATACCTGTTATTAACCCAATAAATCCACCAACAATTACTTGGAAAGCTGGGGTAATAACTTCAAAAATTTTGTCATTGCTGACATCATTGTCAAATAATCCAACCAGCATAGCCATGACCATACTGATTACTACTATACAAAGGGTAGTTGTCACCATCAAGGTGACTGTTTCACTTAGACTCTTGTTTTCCATCATCACTACCTTTTTTAGCCATAATTTTTTCCAAGGTGCGACCACCAAAGTAAGCTGACATAATCAACATGCCCCATTGTCCAAGCAATTCAACATAGGCTTGCTTGACATTAAGATCAAAAGCAGAAGATGTAGCAAATACAAAATACCCTGCCAGGATAGCTATAAGGGTCATAGGTCGAATGTTTTTAGATAGCCAAGAGTCAGATCCCAGATCAGCTTTCCAGCGGTCTGAAACATTATTCTGCTCATTCATATCAGCCTGGAGTTCTGCCAGGTGTCCGTCATTAGCCAGTTTTTGTAGTTCTAACTGAGCAGCGGCTTTGGCTGCAGGATCTGGAATTACTTTGTCCAGGATTTTTAATCCAGTATTTATTACATCGTCTATACCAAACATATTAGAATCTTCCCATAATTAAAGTTCCCACAATAAGCCAAATAGACAAGGCTATAAGCAACCATATAAATCCTTTATCATTCATTTTTGACCCCATACCAGCCACCAAGATAGCCAAGCCATTAATATCCAGGCTATCAAGTTGACCAAATCCCCAGACCTTTTATCGCTTTTGAAAAGTTCTGCATTTTTTAGGGCTTCTTTTTCCATTTCACCCTTAATCCGCAAAACAACTTCCCATTCTTTGCTACCATTCTTTTTAAGGAATTCTACCTTTAATCTGTGTTCTTCTGAAGTAATTAATTGTCTGCGCTTGTATTCATCTAAGGCTTTGACAATTGCAAGCTGTTTCCGAAGCTCATCGGATCGCTTTTTTTCCAGGCGCTCCCTGGATCTTTGCTGGGCAATGGCTAAACCTTCACCCTGGACTTGCTCTATTTGTTTGGTAAGACCTTTAGCAGCTTCTCTGCTGCCTTCCATGCTTTGAGTAACTGCCTTGACACCCTCAGTAAATCCAAAATTGTCAGGCATACATAGTTACTCTTACTTGGTTGTTTTTTTGGCGGCTACCTTTTTTATTGTCTTTTTCGCTATGGTTTTTTTAGCTACTGTTTTCGCAGCAACTTTGCGAATTGTAGGCTTTTTCTTTGGTGGCGCTATTGGCTCTGGGGTTGGTTTGCCCATAAGCAAAGCGCAGATCTTTTTAAACATTATCTGTCTGCCTTTTGATCTATTTTGTCGCTTATTTTATCTAATTTGGAAAAGATGATTCCAGCTACTTTATCAAAATCATCCCTTTTTACATACTCACCAGCAACTAATACTTCAATTTTACCGACTTTATCAGCCAGTTCTTTGTCAGTCCTTTTTAAGTCTTTGTATGAATCCCACATGATTTTAAGAATAAATCCTAGACCAATGTTAAGTATGCCAAAGAACCAGTTAAAAAAGGACTGATCCATGATTAATTTACAGCAGCTTCTGGGGTATCCTCAACTTGGGCTTGCATAGCCTGGAATTGTGGGGAACATACCTGACCCAAGGCTGTTAGAAGGTGAAATACCTCTTTAGCTGGTTTGGTTTCCAGGTACTGGATTACACCCAAAACTAAATTTGAGCCGATTGTAATTGGATATTCTTGGTTTTCCATCTTTTGTCCTTTAGAAATGTTTGGCAAAATTGCCATGATATTTACTTCTCGCTTCTTGCGCTACTAAATCAGCTAATTCTATATCATAGAAATAGCCAACATTCATTTTTTTGCCACTAGACCTTATTTGAACTTGCCACTTTTTCATTCCTTTGTTCCAAAAAACATTTTTGTAACCAGAAGTATTATTTTTTTGAAGTGATCTATTCCATTGATTAGTAACAAAATTTGATTCTCTAAGATTTTCAATCTTATTGTTTGATGGATCATTATCAATATGGTCAACTTCATTAGGAATGTAGCCATTAAACATCATAAAAATAATTCTATGAATTCCATAAGTATTATTACTTATACCTACATAAGTATAACCATTTGATTTTTTTGAGCCAGCCTTTAAACCTGAAGATTTCCAAAAAAGATTGCCATCCTTGTATTCAAACAAAGAGTGCAAATATTCTTGTGAAAGCTCAGTTTTCATTTTTAAAGTATATCAATTATCGGCTGAAAGGGGAATGCCGCCCTCTGCTACCCATTTTAGGTAGGTTTGGTAGTCTGTGTTGGCTG